CACCACATCAAACAGGTTAAGCACAGCATCGCCTGCTTCTACATTGTCCTTGCGATGTACTTGCTTCATCAAGTCTTGGAAACTGCTGGACATAATTTCTCCATCCAGTACAATGTCCATACTCTTGCTGGCGCCTTTGAGTTGAATCACGTTTGAAATCTGTTGTGCTATGTGAGGAAAGTTAGCAAGTTCTTTACCATTGCGACTGAACATATCCACCCGACCGTCACTACGTACAATAGTAATAACTCTAACTCCGTCGAGTTTAACTTCAATAAGTTTTTTGCCCGATACCTTCGACTCATGATTAGCACTATCATGAGCAAGCTGACAACCGAATACAGGAATAGCATAGTCAGCATACTTCTTCTCCACTACTTTGTTAATTGTTTTTTCGCTTACACCACAGCGCAAGTCTTTGATTAAAATCCTACGATACCAACCATTCCATTCTGCTTTGGTTGCTGACTTCATCATGGCGGCAATCATATCACGTGCTGTATTACCAGTAACTTGACGTGTAACAAAACCAGTAAGAGCGAGAGTAAAACTGTCCCAAGGTAAGCCAGCACCATCCGCATCTGTTTTCTCAGGTATCTGTTTGAGTCCAAAAGTGATCATTGGATCTAGCGCAAGACGACAACCTTCAAAGAATTCTTTATTGCCTTCTTCAGCTATGGCTAGGATTATGGCTTCTTTGTTTAAACGGCTTGGATGGGTTTCTAGGGCCCAAATGTGACTGGCACAAACGCTCATGTTTGACTCCTATAAGTTGCTGTATAAGTTTATATTATACAGCCTAACTGCTAGTATGTCAAGTGGTTTGTGGTCTTAAATGGCTTGCCGTAATAGGCATTTTCCAATTGGCGCAAGATCAAATTACGCATTCTGCGTATAATTGGATGATTGTGATTCCAATCAAATGACTTCAAATAATCATTCCAAGTTGAATTTTTATGTCTACGGCATTGATTTGAATCTAGGTATCGTCCAATTGTTGTAGGATCGTATCCAAATCGATCAATCAATTCACAGGCACAATTGAACGCATGTGCGCCCATTTCGTCTCTGTCACCATAGTACTCTTGCTTTTTACGATCAGTAGCATAATAGGCAGTGCTTTCGTATCCGGGAATGTTTTTAAAGTTACGGGCACGGAATTGGCGCTGATGTACAATTTCATGCAGTACTACATCAGCAAATCGGATAGCCATACGTTTAAAACGATGATTGGTTAATCGTAACTTTCGATCGTTTGGATTGTAGTTGAAATTGACTTCAATCGCAGGCTTGCCTTTGTGATCCAAATCGCTGTAGTAAACTCCGCCCATGAATACAAATCCAGGTGTAGTAGGAGCATACAAACACTTTTTGAGTTTAACAGGCAGGTGCGCCTTAATGTGGCGAATAATGCGTTTTTGGATTTGACTGGGAGATAGCTCTTTGCCCACTATTTCGCTGTTGAGCGAATAGAACATAGAGTACAGATTACTGCGGGTTAATTCCGACCAATCGAATGGTAGTTGGGCCATAGTAAACTCCTAGACATAGCTATTTATAGTTTACTACAGCAACCAATTATATACGCACTTTATGGGCGTTTTGTTATGATCTCGTCAATTAATCCAAAATCTAGTGCTTCTTGCGCACTCATAAAGTTATCACGTTCCATAGCAGAGTGGAACTGCTCAAACGTCTTGCCCTTGCTGTTATGGTCTACATAAATTTGGGTCAAGTTCTTTTTCATTTTAATGATTTCGTTTACTTGGATTTCCATGTCTGTAGCTTGTCCACCTGCACCACCGCTTGGCTGGTGAATCATGTGGCGAGCGTTTGGAAGCATTTTGCGTTTGCCAGGAGCCCCAGCAGTAGCGAGCAAGGAACCCATACTGCAAGCCTGACCCATAACGACGGTACAGACGTCTGGTTTAATAAATTGCATTGTGTCATAGATAGCCATGCCGGCAGTAACCACACCCCCAGGACTATTGATGAAAAAAGTAATGTCTTCATTTCCTTGACTTTCTAAAAATAGTAGCTGTGCTACCAGCAAACTTGCCGAATGTTCATTAACATCTGTGTCCAGCATAACAATACGGTCCTTGAGCAAGCGACTGTAAATATCATAACTACGTTCTCCACGAGCTTCTTGCTCGATCACCATTGGTACTAGGTTTGGCATTTTTATCCTTTAAGATGCTTCATTACGTTTTCTGGGCTTGATACGCCGTAGGGATCTGGATCAGTGTCGCTAGCTTCGGGTTCGATGAACATGTGCTGTACTTGCCCATTATCGATGATGGCCGCATAACGGCGACTGCGTTTTCCAAAACCAATTGCACTCATATCTATCAACATGCCCATACCTTCTGTAAACACTCCTGCTCCGTCTGGAATAGGATGTACATTTTGAATGTTCAAACTACGAGCCCACTCGTTCATAACGAACGCATCATTAACACTGACACAATAGATATCATCAATACCTTGTGCTCTAAAGTCTTCATACTGCTCTTCAAAGCCGGGTAGTTGGTATGTTGAACAAGTTGGGGTAAATGCTCCCGGCAAGCTGAATACCACTACTCGCTTGTTGTCAAACAGCTCTGCTGTAGTCTTGAATACAAATTCTCCACCGATTGGGCAACCACCGCCCTCGGGTGCTAGATCGCCTTGGCGAAATGCAAATGTTACATTTGGTACTAGTTGTGTCATAATTGTTCCTTAATAAATTGTTTTAATTCTGGCGGAGTCCAGCCAATTGGCTTTAGAACCTTGCCGTCTTCACGCTTGCGCACCTTGCCTGTTTCGTGATCGATCTTGGCAAAGTTAGTGCGCATAACTTCTTTCCATGCACCCTCGGCATCGCTACCTGTACTATGAATGGCACCGATAGTGACTACTAGAATATCTATAAGTGCATCTAACGTTTCTAACTGATTATTGTTGTTGACAGCTTCCCAAAGCTCTTTGTATTCTTCTTCAATGAGTCTGAGATACATTGCAAACTGATCTCGATTAAACTCACCACCTGCGACTTGATCACAGGCTTTCATAAACTTTTCTTGATCTCTAAATGGATTGGTCATTCTGCTGGCTCGTATGTTTGTTCAAAGATGTCTGGCTTGCAAGCATAGAACTCGCCCTGCACACCTTTGATAATCCAATCCCCTTCTGTGGCAATGTGTTTCACAGTCAAATGAACACCATCTTCCAATGTTCCAATTTCTGCTTCTGCTAGTGCGCTAGGATGACGATCCTTGCTCACATTACCCAATGCTGTGCCACAAAAAGATTTGACAGCAATCATTCCCTGTTCATCATAGATAAATCGAACTGCTTCGATCACTACGGGTTTTTTTCTAAATTTCATTCTGTTTCCTGGTGTAATTGGCTTTGATATAACTCCAGCTGATCTATAAGATTTTGAACACCTTGATAGTTCATAGTAAGTGTGGTATAACCCATTTTTAGAGATACACGGTTGTCAGAGGTATGCCCAATTTCGTAGTATGTAGTTGGATCCTTTTCTTTAGGAGCAGGCGGTTCAACTGGTGCTACGGCTCGAGGAGCAGGAAACGGTACTACATTTTTTGGCATTTTATTTTTCTTAAACAAATCAAACATGGTATTTTCTTTCATATTGAGCCAGCGAGCCAGCGGATTACAAACCAACGGTAATGCAATTATACATAACCATGCTAACTGTGTCAATGGAAACAAATCTGTTTTGAGCACAAAGAGATCTAGCATGCCAATGATGAAGTAAACAGCACTCCACCAAAACAACCAATACCCGCCTGAGCGTTCAAACAACTTCATATTAGTCTTTCTTGTCTCCGAACAACTGTAGCAAACTGAGGAAGATATTGATAAAATCCAAGTACAGAGTTAACGCACCTATCACTTCTGCGGCAGGGCTAGAATCGGTACTGACCATTTCACGAATCTGCTGTGTGTCGTAAGCAGTTAGACCCATGAAGATTACGATAGCCAGGGCTGAGATAACCATCTGCATTACTGAGCTACCGATAAAGATATTGATAATGCTGGCAATGATAATAGCAATCAATCCCACAAACATAAACTTACCTAGACTGTCCAAATCTTTCTTGGTAAAGTATCCATAGAAGCTCATAGTTCCAAACAACACACTGGCACCCATGAACGCACTAAAGATACTAGCCATAGTATAGACAGCAAAGATTACAGCAAAGCTCAATCCCATAATGGCCGCAAAGCCTGCCAACAATAGTACAGCAGTTTCTTTTGGAGGATTAGCGTTGAGTGCAATGCTAATTCCAAATACAGCAACTAGTGGGGCAAAAATTACTACCCAATGCATTGCACCTGTAAAGAAAAACTTCACAAGTTCTGGATCAGTTCCTACGAAGAAACTGACCAGCATACTTACCAGTGTGGCAAGCCCCATGTAACCGTACACACGGCCCATAGCTTGATTGACTTCGCCTGCCGAACGATAACTAACGATTCCGTCAGCTGAATAATTTGTTCCAAACATATTTTTTCCTTTTAGTTAAGTTCTTTAAATGCTTCCGGAGCACGTTTAGTAGCAAAATCTTGTTGAGCCTGTGCCAGTTTGGCCTTCTTCAAAAGATTGGCATCACCTGTGGGCAAAGCAACTAGAACGAACACACGAAAGCGTCCACCTTCTGCGATGCGCTTGATGTCACGTACTTCTACACCAGTAAGGTCAACTTCCTTGCAGTTTGTACGCAGAGCCATTTCGCTCATTTCAGTGCTGGCAACGGCCGAGTCTGTACGATAGATCTTGGTTTGTTGCGTTGCAGTACCACCTGCCAGCATACAGATCTTGCCATAGGCATCTGCTTTGGCTTTGATGTCTGCCATGCTAAAGTCTCCACTTACCGCAGAGCCAGCTTCAAACACTGCACTGTTACTCAATGGAACTTTGGTCATCCAATCCGGAGCCTTGTCGATAGCACGTTCAACATATCGTTCTTGGCGTTCACGTTCTTGATCAGCACGTTTTTGATACACATCAGTTGTACCACAAGCGGCTAAGACAGCAACAATGGGTAATAGTAATAGAGTCTTTTTCATTTCATTTTTTCCTTAGTCCATTCGGCAGTTGACGAAATGTCTTTGCCAATACCTGAAACTGTGCTACAACCACTGAGTAGGAACAGCATCAAGAATGTCATAATGATAACTGTCCACATGATATTTTTGATTCTGTATTGGTTCATTTTGCCAACTCCACTGATTGTGTTTTAACTGTGTCTACGCCTTTGTCCAGCATGCGAGCAACACCGCCAAACCCAACTGTAAAGAAAATACCGCCTGCGATAAAAACCACAATGTACTTCAACATATTAAACCTTTCTGTGTGTGTTTGTTGAACATGTTACTATTATACAGCAGTTAGACTGGAATGTCAACCTCGATCTTTAATAACACAATCGATTTTGGCTTCACTCTTGAATTCACCACCCAATCCCAGCAATAGATTCTCTCTTGCCTTTTGTTTGGCATAGTAGCAGATACTGGCCATTTGTTCAAGTCCCTTTTCGGTTTCGTCCAAATGATGCACAACACCATTGACTTCTATATCAAAATGCACAGTGCATGAGTTTTCCCAACCGTTGGCTACTTCTTCTTTGGTTAAGTTTGTGATGTTGCCAACTCGGTGTTGAGTAACCAAACGAGTGCTGGTATCTATAACGCAACCTTGCGGCTTGTCTACCCGTGCTTCTTGAATGGGCTCTGCTGTAGCCACAGGAATGGGCGAGTTATTGCAACCCGCCAGCAAGATAACCAAAAGTGCAGGTAAAAGTTTCATTGGTATTTGTCATTAAGTTCTACATTAGTGAGGCCTGCCACTGTTTGGAATTTATCCCAAGCGGTCTTTGCGGCAGGATTGTTTGCCAATTCACTGCTGGGCAACACAGCTTCTAGCCAAATTTCTGGACGGCGTTTTGGGTGTGCGCCAAACTTACGGGGCTGATGCATCTTGCCAGACTCCCAAAGTTCAATGCTGACACTACGGAATTGATCCTCGTCGTGGTAACCTGCCCATTCTGGATTGGATTGGCTAAAGAAGCCGCTACTGTAAGCATTGTCAGTACCGCCACCGTATCCAATCCAAATGCCCGACCATTGTTCGTCATCGTGCGGATCAAAATCCGTACGAGTAATTAAGACTAGCACATCGTCGATGTCTACCTTGCCGTCTACAATATCTCGAACACAACGACTATAACTTAGTCCGATTTTCATTTTGATGCCTCTGCAATTTCTTTATAACCTGCCCAACTTGGATGAACGTTGTCTGCTTGCATACGTTCAGTTTTAAGTACGGTATCGTGATATTCATTTGCGATTCGCCAAATAGCATCACGCTGTACTGGAAACTTGTTACTGGGCATAACCCAGTAAACTCGATCAGCTTTGGTCAGCTGTCTAATAGTGCGTAACTCTTGTTCAGTTTTAATATACTGATGATCATTTGAGCCAAGCGATATGATCACATGGCTAGCAATCAGCGGAGTATTTTGGATATTCTTATCCAACCACTGCTTAGAATTGATTCCACCTTTAACATAGGCTACACATTCTTTGCGAATGTTGGCAACGCCAACTCCAATACTATCTCCTACAATTAAACAGTCAAACATTTACTTCCTCCCGTAGATAACGGACAAGCTCTTTGTCTTTGGGCTCGACCGCATAGTTGCGTTTAAAAAATATTTCATAACTGTCACTGCCGTACTTGCCAATGCCATACAACATTGTAGCATCTTCTCCGTCCCAAGTCAAGTAATCTCGACTCATTCCAATCAATCTTTGATAACGCACATTCAGCATGCCCAAAGGAGCCAAAATCGTTTTGACAAAGTCCTCGTCAGCGTTGAGCAAGGCCTGCGGGGTAGGAAACCAATAAAGGAATTCTGGTAAGGTCATCTTGACTGGTTTGCGACCAGTTTGGTTAAGCATGATGACACCCACCATATGTTCCCAGGCATTGTTGATCTGTTGTTGCACCATCAGATCGTCACGAAGAGGTTCAAAGAACTTCATTCTGATTTGGATGCGTTCTCTAATCCAGACACTCGAGCCTGCAACTGTACAATGCCTTCCTCTAATTTCTCAATATGGGAAGCCACTTGTTCCATAAACTCGGCTGTGTTTTTGCCAGTGGTTCGTAGCATTTCTGCAACGGTTACTGTGTTTTTAAGTTCTTCAGTCATTTAAATCTCCAATAAAATGTTAGGGTTCCAGCCAGTGTCTTCACTGTAGCCTGGACTTTCGTAACCACGTGGGTTACATACAACTCTTGTTTCACCGATTTGATAATCAAACGGATGATGCGTGTGACCATGTGTCCACAATTTAATCTGTGGGTGATCTAAAATGAACTCACTCAAGTCGCTGTGATATCCACCGTTCATCAAAGTTTCGTGAGCATACATTGGGTGTACACTTTGGAAACTGGGACTATGATGTCCCACCACAACGCACTTCTTGTCCTTGTGTTCTTGGATAATGTGCTTGATGTAAGCCAAAGTTTTGTCGTGGCGGATAGCCACATCCAACGCACTCATAGTAGCATAACTTCTAAAGTCGTTGCGGATGATACGGAAGTCGTTCATCATACCTTCAATGGCATGCATGGTCAGCGGATCACGCCGGTTCATGTTGGTCCAAAGTGTTCCGCCTACAAACACAACATCATCGATGATCTTTGTATCTTGTTCCAACATATACACGTTGGGATGCTTGGCACATTCTTCACGCATATGATCAACGCTGGCGTAGAACTTGCCATTGTAAAATTCGTGATTGCCCATGATGTAGATCACATGAGGAAATTGAAAACTACAACGCTTGAAAAAATCACGGAATCGCTGTGCTCGTTGCTGACGCTTGCCCAAGCCAGTACCGTTGGCAATTGCCGCTTGATCACTAGTATTAGTTGACTCTGGATGATCGTGAAGATCCTGGGCGATCATAATATCGCCACCTAGGATCAACACATCATAGTCTTGATCATTTTGAATGTTAATGTCGTCAAACTCTAAATGGAGATCTGACACCAATTTAATTTTCATTTAGTCCTCTGTTGAATCGTCGTCTACTATCTTGTAGTCTACTATTTTATAGTCGGTTGGAAATTTTGGCAAGTCGTTTCTTGCTAACCAATTTTTGGCATCTTCTTTGGTAAGCTGTCCTGCCTCAACTTCTTCAATAGCATTGCGCAGTGCTTCTTCAATCAATTGATTGAAAGTAACGTCACGTTCATGTGCCAGTTTCATATATTGTAACAGATCTTCATCCGAAAAGTCAACCTGTACTTGCACACGGGTATCATAAGATTCCCCTGCCCGAATGGCTAGGGCTTTTTGGACAAAGTCGTCTAACACATCCAAATCAACGTAGTCAACACTATCCCATGCTTCGTTCAGATTGACACCGCGAGTCTCTGCTTCTTTGCGATGTTTTTCTTGGAACTTGGGATTGATCATTCTGTACGCACGGTCGTTGGTATAGTCGCACATAGTGACTTCATAAATCTTTTGGCTTTTGGTTGAGAATACAATACTGAAACTGTATCCACCTTTGCCATGAACGCCATTCCATGAATCTAGTGTAAAGCTGTTTGGGCCATAGCAACCCCAACCATAATCACTACCTTCGGTAATCTTATAGTCGACTAGTTCCATCCATTCTTTAAGTGTAATCATTGTTCAAATCCTTGTTTAATTAATTGGTCTTCTGTCAGTTCATCTTCCGGAGTGTCATAATCTACACCACCGTGCTCTTTGCACACTGTCTTGATCCATCCACCTGAAGTCTGTGTGCCAGGCTTGCCACACTCTTCACATGTTACACCTGACATAGATTCTGCCATGCTAACCAGCCCAGAGATATATTCATCACCACCTGTGTAGTAGAAGCGTAGCGTACCAAACTTCTCTTTAACCTGATCCAATGTTACTTGCGGAATCTCTGCAGGAATTTCACGCAGGGGATCTTCAATAAGTTCTTGCTTGCGTTTTTCTACGTAATCTCGATTTAGCATGTCTTTCATATCTTCATCGAACAGTGTAGAGTCACCAGCTTTGAGTTGTTCAGCCATCTGATTAAATTTGATAGCGACTTCACGCTGTCTAATCTTCCAATCAATGTGATGCTGAATATTACCCATAAGTTGATTTAGGATTTGGAACCAGCCATCACCACATTCAAACCCCCAACACATGCAAGTTTCTTTCATATCCCGGTTGCGGTTCACCATCATCTTTGGGTAAACCTTGCACAGGTACTCGTCGTTTTCTTGTTTCATATCGTTCCTTAATCGTAATCAACACCGGGCATTTTCTTTTTGCCTTCCCAATGATCTCGTGTCACACACAGCCCTTTATGCTTTACACGCATTGGACTATCCAATTGCACCAACTGTACTTTTACTGCTTCACAATCTTTTTTAGATCTAAACTCAATAGTGTTTTTGTCTATAAAGTCTCCGCCGGGGCTGTACATTGCAATGATCAGGATCCATTGATTCATATGATACGTCCTAATCCCAAATAGATCAATGTTTCTAATTCTAGTTGATAGTCCTGCCCTAACCTGCGTTTTTCGTATATGGACTGTAGCACTTCCTTGCCGTCACCATAGTCCATAACACCAGACCCACGTGACTCTAATTCTTCAATCAAATCATCTGTATCAAACTCACTCAAGTCAACATCAACTTCTACTTCGGTGTAAATTGTTTTGTACATCAGTTGATCTCCGGTACTTCTGCATAATGACTGATAATCAAATCCAATGCGGCAATGGTTTGCACATTGAGTCCCACATCGTGTGGATGTAACCAATAACCGTCTGGGTTTGAATCACTTTTGGGATTCTTCTTCCACTGCTTTAATTCTTTCTTGAGATACGCACGGTAGTCTCTCAACGTTAAACTTGTAATACGATCAGCAGTTTCACCGTCAATAAATAGTTTGGGAATATGTTTCGCTTTACTCATAGTGGTCGCCCTTTCATTGTACAGTTATTTTACATGAAAACAAATCGCTTGTCAATAGTTTGTAGGTGCAAATAGACCTTTTTGGCTAACTTTTTAGTTAGAGTGCTGAGCCCAAAATGTCCGATGTAGGCTCTCAACTGCGGGCTAGAATATTGGGCGCCTGTACGCATTTTACTTAACACACTGATTTTGGATAAACGCCGTTTGGCACGTTCAGCATCCATAGTACGTAGCAGTTCAATGGCTATGCTAAACGCATACGCATCTAACTCATCATCGTCGGCAAGGTACAGTTCATATGGTGTATCAAAATGCTCACCGTACTGATTATGATCTCTGCGCATACTTTGATACTGATGTCGGAACTCATGCACTGTGGCATCAAATATTTCAGTGAGGAAACTGGTTACTTGATGTGGGCCAAATAGTTCAGTACCTTGCAGATTGTGTTGTACCACAACTTCAATAGCAGTGTCCATATTGAAGTCGTTCTCACTGTCATAGTAAGCCACAACATACCATTTGTCTGGATCTAGAGTTTTATCTTTTTTACTTTTGATTGCAATATCAAAATTGTGCAATTTGAATGTGTTGCGGGTGCGACCTATAAGGTTTCTAAAATTGGTCTGTTCGGGACTATCTTCTCGAACTTTTTTACATACATTATACACACGTTCGAGAATGATGTTCATATTTACAACCTATACGTTACTCTGCCCTTGGTAAGATCATATGGACTAACTTCTAAACGAACGTTGTCGCCCAGAATGATCCTAATTTTGTTTTGCTTCAATTTGCCACCCATGTAACACAGCAACGGGTTGGGCATGTTCTCAACTTTAACTCTAAACATGTTGCCTGGCAATACTTCTTCTACTGAACCTGTCAATTCTATAATATCGTCTTTAGCCATTTGTTGCCTTTGAAATGGTCCACGAGCCGTCACCTAGATCGTTCCATTCCAATGTGTCTCCTTCTTTCCATCCTTGCAAATCCAACATCTCCTGCGGCAGTGGGAGAACTAGATCTCCGCTACCGTCATCTGCTTCTTCAACTGTTATAGTCCAATGTGTCATAATTCTATTTAATCTCAATCTTCATCATCACTCCAAGGAACTGGACGCCAACCCAATCGATTTAGATCCAGTTCAATTTCTTCAGTCACTACACCTTCTGGTACATAGTCTCGACCATCAGTGGTGTCTGGCACAGTACCGTCTAATCCGTTGCCCAATTCTGCATTACCAATGCCGCTACAGTACCAATCAATGTAGTCACCTTGTTCACGCATATCAGCAATTATACCACCACTGTGACGCCAACTGCAACTCCAAGTTTCACCTTTTAGCTCTTGCCAAAACTCTCTGCTTTGCCAAGTCATGTTGCACATTGCGGCGTATAAGTTTTGAGCATAGTTGTCACTGGCTTTGACTTTATCGCATAGTTCTTTACTAGAGCGCAAATCGTATTCCATATTGTTTCGTTGCCAAACTGGATCGTGGATCTTGTTGGCATCATCAATTTTAACCTGTTCCCACATTTCGATGTATGCTTGATTAGGCTCTTCGCCCGCTTCTTCTGCCCGTTTGATGCTACGTTCCTTTTGAAAGGTATGTCGATCAGGGCTACTTGCTACTGGTTTATTCATATTAAAAGCCGTGCCAGCTTCCCTGGAAGCAGTGTCGCACTTCGTGTCCTAGATTGGTCAAAGTGGTGTTTAGTGGTGTAATTATAGTACAGACTCTTGTCTTGTTCACATCATAATGAAATTCACAACCCAAAACGTTGAAACCAAATCCGCTGTTACCACGGCGCTTGCTTTCAAAATCACATGCCGCTGTCACATTGGCTTCTTGACGCCAAATGATCGTTGCCTGGTTAACTTGGTTGCGTGTGGCATCGAACTCTTTGAATGGCTCATCACGATATTCTGCCTGAGCACTAGATGCCGCTAACAACAACATAAAAAGTACTTTCTTCATCACTTGCCTCTTTCTTTGCCTAAGTTGTAAAATGGTGTAGACGGTAGGATTCGAACCTACAAAGCCACCCTAAGGGCCAGGCCCAGTCCCAGCAAGCTGGAGGTATACCAAGTTCCACTCACGTCTACATGTATATTATACTATCATTTGTAAATACTGTCAATGAACTTCGCAATCATTCCTTTCAAAGACATAACGCATTTTGGGCAACAAACAATGTTGGATCGCCCATTATTTAACATAAGTTGGATCCTAGGTAGATTTTGTAATTACAAATGTAGCTATTGTTGGCCCTATGCCCGAAGCGACAATTTGGATTACCAAAGTTTAGAAGTCTATAAGACTACAGTCGACGAGATAAAACGTCAAGCTCGTTTGAACGGATTCACCCAATTTCACTGGAGCTTCTCAGGAGGTGAACCTACTGCGTACAAACAGTTGCCCGAATTGATCAAACATATAGATGAATTAGAAAGTCCCTACCAAAGTATACATATGACTACCAATTTGAGTCCGGGACCCAGCTGGTGGAAAAACTGGTGTAGCATCACTGATTGTCTACAGCGCCGCAGTATTACAGCCAGCTTTCATGCAGAGTTCGCCAAGGAGCACGAGTTCGGTGACAAGTGTTTACAGTTAATGAACGAGCGGGTTCATGTAACTGTTAATCAAGTTATGGTGCCAGAACTGTTCTTTGAAACACTAGAACGCTGTGAACGATTTCGAGCTCGTGGAATTAATGTAACACTTAAACCACAAAGCAATGACAGTGCCACCGCCATAGTGGAAGGCTACACAGCTGAGATGGTTGATATAATGCAAAACGATTTTGAACAGCAGGAAGGTTATCAAATCCGTTTAATGGATGGTGATAAAAATTATTTTATAGATCAAGCAGAACGGTTTAATGCACTGGGGTTTAATCAATTTGCCAATTGGACTTGTAATGCAGGTTATCAGAGTGTTATAATAAAAGGTACGGAAGTCAAACGTGCTTACAGTTGCCACGAAGCCGCACTGGGCACGATAGAAAAATTTACTTTGTTTTCTGTGCCACAAAAATGCGTGACTACTAGATGTGTTAGTAGTGCGGACAGCAAGATACCAAAATGCAGATAGATACAAACCATTTACACCATTGGATGCAGGCCATCCGTCAAAGCCCGGACCCTATGCGTACTATGGATGCCTTTTGGTCGGGGCAATTAAAAAGCAAAGAATGGTTGATTGATTGTCTAGATGAGCATGTGCATTTTGCATCTAGCATAGACATCTTCGGCGGCTGGGTTGGTACACTTGCCAGCATGTTATTTCAGAGCAACATTCCCATTACTACTATTCGCAGTATTGACATTGATCCAACCTGCGAACCTATTGCTACGCTAATGAACAAGGGTGAAGAAATTGAAGGTCGGTTCAAAGCGTATACGGCAGATATGTGCGATGTAATTTCTGTTGCAGATATTATTATTAATACTAGCTGTGAACACTTAACACAAGCACAATACGATAAATGGTTGGATAGAATGCCTAACGGTAGTTTGATTATTATCCAAAGTAATGATTATAATATCCCCGAGCATGTGCGGTGGCATAAATCATTTGATGAATTTAAGGAAACTTGTGGATTACATTTTCTTTGGGGCGGCGAAATGAAATTACCCCTGTACACACGTTACATGATCATAGGAAGGAAGCCTTAAGTGTTAGATCATTTGCACCTATTAATACAAGGTACTGCTGAAACACAATTGTCTGAATTAGATGTTAAAAACATTCTACTAGATATTGTATCAACTATTGACATGGAAATACTAGGAGGGCCATATGTCTATAGATCAGAAGTTTTAGATAACGAAGGATACACAGCACTCATGGCTATAACTACTAGTCATATTGTCATGCACACTTGGGATACTGGTCTAATACAACTAGATGTTTATAGTTGTAAAAAATTTAATGTACCAGATGTTGTTAAAGTTTTGAATAAGTTTAATATTTTAAATATTAAAACTAAATTCCTTGATAGGTCAAATGGCTTTATAGATTTAGCAAATTAAGTTTTGACTTATCGGGTGTGCGATTAAATTTATATCGACTAGGAGGGCTATCCGGTAAGGCTAGTCCTTTATTTTTAAACACATCTCTGCGTATAATCTGATGTAAGAAGTTTGTAATACCGTCGGGTACAAAGTTACACCAAGGTCCGCTACGCAATTCTTCCATATCAATATTGGTTTCATCGCACCAGCTGATTAATCGCACAATTTTATCTTCAATCTTAACCATAACATGATAGATATTATTGTCTGCTTCTATGATTCGTTCAAACTGTTTACTATGATCCTTGCACCATTGCTCCGCACGTTTGTATAAGTTGCTAACAAACGGTTGTTCGGTGCTGGCATTACGTCCTATTTCTGCACCATTACGTATGCGGAAATTTTTAGGAGTCCAAGGATTACTAGTAATCTCAGTTAGTATGTAATCAAGCTCACTGAAGTCTACCATAGTATAACTAATGTAACCTATCTTGATATCTTCACGGTGCATGTTTTCAATAGCACTAACTTGTTTACGTCTTACAGTTTCGTGATCGATGTAACTTGGATGATTAAGCCCAATGTTAACACCTGCAAGTCCAGCTTCAACACATTTATGAATAAAATCGCTGTCATTGAAACGTATGCCATTAGTCATTACACTAACATCCATTTCGGGATCTAACTCACGGATAGCTGTTATCAATTCTGGAAAGTCTTTGCGTAAGGTACTTTCAGCACCGGCGAGGATGATTCTATGTACTCCATCCTCGCCTACCGGCATATCTCGTATTTGATCGAGCAATTCTTCTATAGAAGGGTCGCGGGCATCGTTTTCTGGTAAATGGTAACAATGTGGGCATTCTAAATTACAGCGGTCACTACCTTCGATAAGTACTCCGCCATTAAAATTAAAATCTGGATTATCCTGGGTGTAATATAGATTAGCATAAAACTCATAGTCAGATTCGATCATATGATGGCTAATACCATGTATGGGACATGACTTGGCTATAAACACCTGATTATCTTTATGGTAGCGCCATGCTGGTATATGTCTATGGCAATGATGGCATAGGCTTACTGTTGGATCTAAAACTGTACCATTTATACTTGCTAGTAATCGGTCTATGTTAGTTTGATTAAAGCCCATTAACATTACATAACTCTCCCACTAGCGGTAGTTGTAGGTATAGGTAAAATAGGAATGACTGAGATCTTATTGCCTTTATATGAATCTTCTATGTCGGTTTCAACATAAGGATTATTAATATTTGCAATATCAGTTTTAAGCAAATATTTTTGATACATTTGGTCATGCATGTGACTAACCATGTAACGCCTATTAACCGAATATGAGCATGATAAACGTTCCCATCTATCAATATCTATATCTGATTCTAGAATGAATGGATATGATTTGCTTTCATCCAACATAAAAGCATACTGTAATTCTATGACACTTGGATCTATAGTATGAAATAAGTTTCCAACGGTAACTCCGAGGTCTATAAAATGATTCTTGTTTTCAAATATATCGTCCATACCGTAACTTTCGGGCATAGTCAATGCAACTACGTTCTTCCATTTTTCACCTACAGGCATTTCACCGTAAGTGAAATAATTTACAAATATTTCTTCTACATCATTTAGTATAGGACCGCCTATAATGTCGTTCTTAATTGCGTTGTATAATGCATCATAATATTGACGGTATGGAACATTATGCATTTCATACAAGTACCGTGAAGTAAGTTGTGTTATTCCTAAATAATGAAATTGACTCATCATCCAACTGTACGCTAATGAATCTGCAATATCTTGGCTGGTAGCAGTATTTGTGCTCGACACCATGGCAATATTTTCATGACTACTATCTTCGTCGTCCCATATGCGTTCTTCGGGACTACGATACATATCTTTAGGATATATCAACTTAATTCCGTATTTGTTTCTATACTCTTCACTGTCCATTTCACTATTAGGAATAACAGTAGCAGGATAAGTTTTAACGCTGTCGTGTTGTCCTAATTCCATTAATCTCATTAGGCCATTAATATAAGTGTCCTTGGTTTCTAAAGGTAAACCTAAAACCATCTCTGTGTAGTATCTAATACCGTGTTTACGGCATAAGGCATAAGCACGTTCTAAATTGTTCATACCCATGTTAATTCTTTTCACAGCATCTAGTGTGGGCTGGTGCATGCTTTGTATAGCCATTTCTAAACCGTAAGTCCATGCTTGAATAATCTTTTCCATTTCAAAACAATGCTCATTTAAATTTTTAGCATGGTTAAAGGTTACACGTCTAATTTTGCTGTTGGGTGCTTCTATAGCTCTGCGGATCATCCACGCTACTTCGACATCACGTTCTTTCATTATACCTGAGTTAGCATCGATCACAAACATCCAATGTATGTTATGTGTTATAGCCCATTTGATTTCTTCCTCAACCCTATGTAGGTTAAAGTTTTTTAGTTTGTTAAGATAGTCGGCTCCCCAGCCGCAAAACGTACAGTGATAAGGACATCCTCTGTTAGTTTCTAGCATCATAAACCAACTAATATCTGGATTGTCTGCAATAATTTTATCAAAGAACCCTGTAGTGTAAGGGCTAGGATAATTTTCAATATCTGTTTGTCTCGGGTTATTCCAATATCTCGGAATAGTCTCGTTATTAAGATTCATCTTTAAAAGATTAGCCCATGCAACTTCTCCCTCGCCAAACATTGCAACATCGATAAAATCGTATTTGAGCCATTCTTCATTAACACTAGGACCACCAAACACTATTAGACAGTTTGGAAAACGTTCTTTTAATTTCTTAGCTAAGGTTAGATTCCATTTATGATTCCATACGTAGCAACTAAATCCAATGATACTAGGGTCGATGATCTTTTCAATTACATTTTTTTGTCTATCTCTCCGCCAAATAACATCTTGCAATTTATAGTTATTTTTCACATAATCAAATTGGTTTGCATAGGCCCAAATACATCCTACACTGAATGGTAGGTAGTGCTCATTAGAGGGTCCGGAAGTAATTTCAGTTTGTATAAGATAGACATTTTTCATGACACCATATTTACCTTGTTAAATACTGTATGAAAAATTTAAAGCTCTTGTTCCCTTTTAACTACAACTACGATCATTCTAACGCAAGAAAGATTGATAATTATACAAGATTTGGATTTGTAGAAAACGGCAAAGATTTAATAGATTTAAGTCTAGGATCCTGCGGCTGTTTTTTACTAGGATTTGATCGTAAAGACATTATACACTATGTTGCTGATAAAATGTTAGACAATCCATTCGCTGGCGGCGAATACATGACCACTAATCAGGCAGTTATAGATCTAACAAATAAACTATATGATATCACTGGTGGTTATAGAAGTATATTTGCCCTAAGTGGAAGTGACGCAGTCGAGGGTGCAATTAAATTAGCCAAAATATATCACGAAGCTAAAGGTAACCCTAGGCACACTATACTCGGTGTTAAAAATTCTTACCACGGAAGTACTTACCTAACATCCGGCATCGGCCAATTAGAGTATATGACCAAACATCCTGTTGAAAATTGTATTGCTTTGAATCAAGAAGAATTAATAGACGCTGTTAAAACTAAAACAGCCTGTTGCCTAGTTATGGAAACATGCTCGTGGAATAAGGGTCTTAAACAGTATACTAAAGATTTTTGGCGAGAACTTAGACAAACATGCAGAGATCACGATGTGATTTTTATTTTAGATGATATTGCCATGTGTGGTGGCAAGACAGGTAAGTTTGTTGGATTCGATACTGAGTTGGATCCTGATATTTTTACCATGGGCAAGGCATTGACTGGGGGATACTTTCCTTTAAGTGCTACGCTAGTAAGCGATCGTGTTAACGAAGTAGTAAAGCATGAGTTTTTGGGACACGGGTTCACCTATACATTTTCATTAAGTGGAATTTATTCAACTTTAAAATATTTAGAAATATTAGAAACAGAAGATTTATTAAATCAATACACTGCAACTGTCGATACTGCGACCAGACTTTTTACTAGTATGGGGTTAACTTTTAGAAACTACGGATTAATGTTTGATATAGATATTAAGTCAACTCCTGAACAAACATTCTATGACAACGGTTTGCATATAGGAGTATGGAATAATGGGCAGGATAACCTTATGTTAGTACTGCCTTTGATTGCTGATACAGAATATTTTACAAAGTTACAGGAACGACTCGCCGCTTCTCTCCACGTCGACTAACATCTAGTGTTAGGCAATGTATTCCGCCTTCCCAAAACATGCTATGACGCATGTTTACTACGTGGCATGTAATACCTTTTTGTTTTAAAAAATTAAACAGCTTAGGTTGTTCACTAGAGAACAAGATATTCTTAGAATCTATTACCAGCACATTACTGTCAAACGCAACATCTTGCACATACCCCTTCCACTCGTTGAGCCATTTGTCTATCCACTCTTGACTTAGTGTACCACTGGTAGTAGAAAAAGATTCTACAATTTTACTATAATCTAAAACTTCAATATATTCTTCAATTTCAATAAGTGTTTTAGATTGTAACACTTCGGGAACCCAAGACTGGTTGATACAAATAACAGTATCATCGTCAATCATAAAAAACCCGTGATCAATGTGGCCCCACTTATTGTTTTCAATAATACGTGTACCGGGCAAGTTACGCTTCATCCATTCTAGTCCAAGTAGCGTTCCTGGACCTTGTTTGTTAGTTATTAATGCATCTCCACATTTAAACATGGTGGCAGTATGCCACAGTATTTTATCTTTGTTTAGATCGTGATAGATGTGCTTACCATCATTCCACCACTTGTCTGTAGAGTTTAAAGGTGCAAGCACAGGCGGCGGTTGACTGATCCAGTTATGACCTTGTTGAAATAGCTCTCTAAATATGCCTAAGTAGTTTAAACTATCATTGAATCTATCAGGCATTGATGTGTATGTTTGATATATTGTTTCGCCATACACTAGGTATTGATCTCTTGGAACAATAGGAGCCATTGCAGAGTTATGCGCAACGTTAGGTCGATAGACTTTTATACCTAAACTAGTTAAGTAATTTGCTAGAGTATTTAGATCTTCTTTAGTTTCTTTTAAGATCGTTTTTAATCCAGGATGGTCGCTATCGGTAAAACAGTCACCGACAATAATTGACTCTAAAGGATCCCATTCAGTCCAGATCATGTGTTTAATATTTCTTTCAAATAGTCTTCTGCCCAGTAGGTATAATAGGCAGTATTAGATAATTTTTCTCGAGCCTTTGATAAATTATCACGCCATTGACATAGCATAAGATTATATACACCGTTGTTAGTAGGAATGCCGTTTATAAATGTTGCTTTATCTTTATGATCGGGCAAAAACACCATCTCCGGAAATAAGTTATTGTATTCTACTGCTATATCGTTGAGCTCTTCTATAGAATAACTATCGGGTAGTTTATATACAATAAGTTCAAAGTCCCAGGGTGGGGGATTTATATCACTACCGTCAGTTTCGATTAATTCATACTCTGCACTTTTAGCATAAGGACACACACTCATTCCACCTAGTTCTTCCTTAGGTGTTGAAATTCTAGATATCCATTCATTTAACATTTACAATTAGTCCTAAGCTCATGAGGTATCGATCTTTATCCGATCTGTTAGAACCTTCGTGCCATACATCATAATCGTTAATATGCAAAGTCCCCACCCCAACACCTGTTTCAGCTGTCCACGGATCGGAACGATTCTTGTCTGTGTAAAACACAGTTGCTTGTTTAGGATCGTTGTCTTCTATAAAATAGACTAGTGATGTTAATATTTGTAGTCTAGTATCAATATGCGGTTCAATTATAAAACCAGGTTCGTCTTTGAGAAATTGTCCTCCCCAAAGCGTTGAATTAAACATTTTATTGTTCGACCAACCATCCCACATATTTTGTATTCCTGGAAATAGCTCATACATAGTGTCTATGATCTTTCTTTTAACTTCGTCTGACGACAAGTAGTTTACAATTTCCTGTAAGATAATACTTTTAGGATAAGGAAGTGCCGACCTGCACAGGTGTGGATCACCAGCACGTTCTTCATAGTCAGCATGGTTAACCCATTCTTCTTTTTCAAATTCGGCTAACAACTGTGCGTAACTATACGGTGTCGTTAACTTAATTTTACATAAGTTGTTACGGACTTTGATTATTTCGAAATCCATTGTTTCTCCCATTCAGTGTTTGGCATGTTATTAAAGATATTTTCTTTATGCCATTGATAATTATTTTTGCATATTGAAGATACTAGCCGGTGCTTGTGTTCGCTGTATTCAAAATATTGTTTAGACAATTCTTTTTCTATAGCACTTGTTGACTTCGTGTCAAAGGGTATTCCCCATGATACTGCTAATTGTGCCCACATATAGTCCGGAAACATTGTGTAGCCTTCAACAGCTGATTTCATTGTGTTTTTTTCTTCGTATATCTTTTTAACAACTAGTTCTCGATGTTTTAATTTTTTACCTAATTCTTGCATGTCAGTCCAAAATTTAGTATCTGATCTATTGCTCAATGTATAGTGTACTAGAATAAAATCTGATATGTCGTCAATAGTATACGCCATTTTTTCATTGTAGGTACTGAAATCTAACGTACTTTCATCTAGTACATTATTCAGCCTACGTATGCTTGTAATAATAGTGTAGAGTGCATTGGCTTCTAACGGCTCAGTGAATCCGCAACTTAGTCCGATAGCCGCACAGTTACCATCTCCGAATTTTTCTAATCTAGTTGGAGTCCATTTAATCAATCGAGGTGGTCTACGTTGCGGACCAATTTGTTTTATAAAGTGATCTAGTGCTTCTTCTTCAGTGGTGTGCTTACTGCTAAAGCAATAGCCATTACCCATACGATGATACACACCTATTTTAAATCGCCAGCCATAGGGTTCAGCAATGCTTTGAGTATAGTTAACCATCTCAGTCTCTGGATCGACATACTCTGTTTGACAGACCCATGCACGGTCAATTGGTGTATTTTTTTCTACTAATTTCCACCCAAGCGCATTTGAAAGTACTCGTGCAAAACCAGAACAGTCTATGTACAAGTCTGCGGTTAATTCTGTACCATCACCTAACAAAACTGATGTTATGCGATTACCTTCAATATTTACTTTAACAACATCGTTGACAACGTGTTTTACACCTGCAGGTATTGCTATTTTATCTTTAATGTAAGGGCCTGCTAATTCTGCATTGATATGGTGCGCATGGCTAAATGGCTGGTTCAACAAATCTTGACCATCTTTATAGGGCATTACATTTTGTTCCATGTAGTGAAACTGTGGATTAAAATATTTGTCAAATCTATTAAAAATTTTAGATTGGCAAAGTTCGCTAACTGTGTCAATGCTCCTAGGGGCATCAACAACTCTAGTGAAATCTTCTTGCGTTTTGTTCACTGGTATATCTTTATAAAAGTTTTCGGTAGGTACTGTGTAGTTGAAACTGAAATATTGTTCATCACCGGTGCCCTGCCAATTGACAAATTTATTGGCATATTTGTGTACAGCACCTGTAACTTTCATCCAGTCAAATTCGTCAATTCCGATTTCTTTAAAAAAGTTACAAACGTGCGGAGTTACACTTTCCCCAACACCAATTTTAGGTATAGTTGCTGACTCTACAAGTGTAATATTTTCACCGCCCCGATATTTGGCCAAATATCCGGCAGTCATCCATCCTGCTGTTCCACCACCGATGATTAAAATTTTCATTATTAATTTCCACTATAAATATGCTTACATTACTTATACTATGAACAACGAGAAAATACTTGAAACAGACGGCTTCGATACTCCACTATTCATTCGTGGAATAACCGGCGGCTTCAAAAAGAACCAACCTAGCCTTAAAATTGGTAGTTCAAGGGGAACACTTGATGCCCCTGAGAATTGCCAAAATGGGGATCAGCTCGGTGTGCTCAAATTTACTGCATACTCTAAAGGCGGTAACGATTCGTCATATGTTAATGCGGCATTTGTAAGTGCTATTGTAACACAAGATGTTGTTGATGGTCAAGACGTCGTAGACGCTAGTTTGATATTGGGAGCAACTAAGGGAATCTTTACAGAAGAGTATGTATCTATCGACTCTAGAGGAGTTTTATCTGCCAAAGGTATAAAGATTGTAAACAATAACAATGCTGTTGAAGATCGAGACAAATCGCAAGATTGGTGGATGTCGGGCGGATGTAGATTTGATTACCCAGTGCCTCTTACAATTGATACAAAATCAACAGGTATATTAATCACTCAGCAAGGTAATTTTAAACAGCCAGCATTGAGATTTGACAGCTATGATAATAATCCTTATAAAGCAGGTTGGACGGCGTTTAACAGATTTAGAGGAACCCCAGAAAATCCGTTACCATTGCAAGATGGCGATTTTATATATGCGTTTGATTGGTTAGGTAAAGCCGGTGACGATCCATGGGAATGGGGCATGGCTCAGACAGCTACAGTTGACGGTAATCCGACTGAGGAATTCCTACCAACTGCAATGAATTGGGTGACACGTACTACCCCGGGTGCTATGCCAGAGGTAAGAGTTAAGATTTCCAATAGCGGAAAACTGTATGCTTACTATGGTGCTAAGATTTCATCGACTCTAGAATTAGAGTTAGAAGAAGTAGGCAAAGAAAATGTAAATTTTGACGATGTCAAATATATCAAAGTTACAATTAACGGACAAACTAGAGCTATACCTTCTTATTCAATCTCAGGATGAATTCCTACTTCTTGAATTAAAATAGTTTTGTCACCCCATTGCCAAGTAGTTGCATCGTAATGGGTAGGTGACCCTGTAGATTGTGCTTCAGAAAATACATATAGGCTAGTAACAAGCTCTATGTATTTTTTATTGTGTTTGTAGTGTGCTATTACAGAGTTACATTCTTTAAATTTAGACATTGCGTCCTCGCATAACTTTTTAGATTTTCTATTTCTTTATAAATCAAATCAACAGTATCCGGATGTGAATCAGCTCTGCCTTGATATGCTGATATTATTCCTTTTGCTCTTCTAAACCCGTCAATGTTACTACTAATGATATCTGCTATATCTTCAACCGTTAGCTCTTTGTTGCTAGAAAAGAATACAGTATCTTTAAAATAAAACATATTATCAAAGTAATGGCTAGTCATAGTCCGAGCCGGGCTAAAAAATGGTATATTGTGTTGTATACATTTCTTAGTTAATTCTATATAATTATCAATTATAACAGTAATATAGTTACGGAATTCCTCTATAACATTACTGCTGTTATACATTATGTTCAATAACACATAGGGTGGTGGATATCCTAAGTCCCCAGTGGGGCTGGTAAATTTTGTATACAACAAATCATTCTCAACAGACATTATTTCTAAAATAGGAAGTTCTAGACCTAATGTTTTGTAATTTATTAACGATTGATATTTTTCTTCAGTGTATGATTGTAAACAATGCATGTCCCCATTACTGCATAATCTATGTACATAACGATAGCTAATAGTTGTAATGTCTTCGTCTATTTCCCAAGTACAGAAATCAGGAGAATTTTTATATTTTTCTAGTACACTATCGGAATCTCTCGGTTGATGGTTTATAAAATTGTCAAACGTATTGGTCCAACTTTCAAATGTTGCACATTTATTTTCGAGTATAAGTTTTAAATTAGTAATCATAATTTAAAATAACTCACTTCTAAAAAATGATATTCAGGTTCATTTAGCAATTTCATTAAGAACTTTGCCCAGTTATCGTAACTAGGGTCATGTTCTCTTAGGCCTGCTCTAACGATAGTCATAGGTGGGAACTGATTTATTTTAAGTAATTCCCAGAACGTTGATTCTAAGTTTCTTTTATTTTGATAATACTCTTTATTCTCAGCAGGGTCAGATGCGCTGATTGCACTGATGTTGATAATCCGTTTGTATTCACAGCCCTGCCATAAATTCCAAACATTCCGTAGTAGTGCATCTTGACCTATTTGACAACAATTGATAAACACATCGCATTGATCAATTGTGGAAATAATATCTTTGTAGTTTTCATTGTTGTTTAAATCAAACCCAGTAGATCTTGATATGCCGACTATACTATGTCCAGCATCGGTAAACACTTTAGATAACGCAGAACCTACCTCTCCGGTATGCCCTGTTATAGCAACTTTTAAATTATTAACGATCATATGGTATAGGTTTCTGGCTTATTTGCAAAACAATTCTGGGGGTCGAGCTTAAATTTATACTACCATGCAAATCGTTATCTTTGAAATATTTAAACATGTCACCGGCCTTGTAATCTTTTATAAAATTACCTTCATGAATAAAAATGTGACCTTGTTGATAGTCTATAAGCGGCATCCATATTCTATTATTTTCTTGGTAGAATAATGCAGTATCTCTATGTATCGGCATATACTGCCCTGGCAGTTGTTTTATGATCCACCAGTCACCTGCAAATAGATGTTGAACTTCTTTGAAATCTAGTACAAACGGTATATTCTCTTCAGTGAACATCTCAGCCATGATGAGACTTTCCCCATACGGTCCAGTCACAAACAAATCTCGTTCATCTTGTGTAGATGTCAACAATTGATCAAAATCAATTTCTTCTTTAACCTCGTCTACTTTATGATCTTTCCAAGGGCTGATAGGGATACCTTTTGTTGATAACAATAACTCTATCCATTCTGGATTGATTAAGTGTTTATAATTTCCGCAGTATTTCATATATGCTTTCCGCAAATCGTTGATGCACTTGCTCATTAGGGTGACCCCATGCCAAGTAATCATCTTTTCCTGCGAACGAATCCATATCATTACTTTGAAGATATTGTATGCTATCTTTTATGTTTTTAAATAGTTCAACATTATATGATTGCACATTTAAATTTATATCGCACGACATAGCATTTACAATGGCAGCACCCAGAGATGCTAACGACCTTAACGATTTAAGATAATCCCAAACAATTCGATCATCAGTAAACCAGTTGAGTAACTCTTTATCTGCATTTTTGCTTATAACAACATCGATGTTGCCGACACTATCAACACCTATTAGCGATTCTTCAGACGCCCAATGTAATGATGGTAATTGAAACGACATAGGACCAGTGTCCTTAAAGAATATATTCCTATCAGGATTAGTGGCACCTACAAATATTACATCTCCGAGTTGGAAGAATTTTTCTAATTTCTTCTGTTCTACTTGCCATAGTATTTTATCCATACTGTTGCCAGCTTCTGCAAAGTTGACATAGTCAATATTCAATAATGCGGCAAGTTTTGCCGGCCATGCTAATTTCAATTGATCAGATCGTATGGTTTTCAAAGTTTCTTGTGCAACAGGATCCTTTGATAGTTTTTGAAAAAATAATCGGGGATTGTGTGATGTACTTTTTCTATATTCGTCGAGGTCTCCAAGTTGATGGTATAACAACTCTTCTCCGGCAGTGTAACTGCATCCAAACGCTACTATTCTTTTAATGTTGCTCATCGTAGATAGTAATCTGAAATGATATTCTTGGTGTTAAGCCAATGTTAGCGGCGCCGTGTGTTCCGAATGGATTAGTAAAGATGTAAGTATCAGCAGCCTTATACGGTGCAATCATTTGATTTTCGTAAATTAAAATATGGCCGTCCTGCCAGTCAAGCCAACTCATCCAGTAACGTTTACAATTTTTTTCAAACTTAGTTACTCGGTCACTATGCACTGGTAGTAAGTTTCCTGGTTTGTATTTAAATAAATTCCAATAATATCCTTGCCCTTCTTTTAAATTTATAAAAGGGGGCAAGGGCACTTCAAACGGAAAATTATCTTCCTCAAACAAATAGTAAAGTAGAGAATTGTGTTTGAATCCTACTTCTTCATACTTCTTTTGAAACTCACAAAACTCTGCGCGATCACCTCGCTCGATGGCTTCAAGTATTCCGTTCTGTTCAAACTCCCATTTAGGCATTTCATAGCCATCATTATTTAGAACATATTCAACCCACTCTGGCTTCAACCATTCTTTGTAGTTTCCTATAAATTCCATTTTTATTCCTCGTAAAGGGTTACTTGCAAAACTAATCTAGGAACTAGTCCTATGTTTGCCGCACCATGTAATGCTTGTGCAGACGAATACTTGTAAACGTCACCTGCTTTATAGTTAGTCACAACATCGTCCTCGTACATAAAAATATGTCCTTGTTCCCAATCTTGTAATGGAATCCAAAAACGATCTACATTTTTTTCTTGTTTAGTATGCGGGTCAATGTGCATGGGCATAAAATCCCCTGGCATCATTTTTGTAATCCACCAGTGCCTTGCTCTTCCGCAAGTATGAAACTCGGGTATTTCTGTAGTTAGATTAGATTGATTAAACATTTGGAAATACACAGCATCGGGACTGTACCCAGCATCAATAGCTTTCTGCCATTCTGCATTGCCTTCTGCTCCGTCAGGTTTACCTCCCTCTTTAGGTCTTAAGATTCCAGTCTTACCTAACACTTCTTTTAATAAAGGTTCCACCCAACTTGTATCTATCAAGTCTTTTAAATTTCCCACATACTCCATGATCATTCCTTGTAAGTTGTTACTTGCATAATTAACCTAATATCTGCTCCAATATTAATTGCGCTGTGTAATGCTCGAGGGTCGTCATACAAAAACACATCACCTGCTTTATAGTTATGTACATAAAGGTCTTCGTACATAAAAATATGTCCTTCCTTCCAATCTAGCATTGGAACCCAAAATCTTTTTGAGTTAGGATCTTGATGTTTTAGTATATCTCTGTGTACTGGAATAAATTCTCCAGTGTGCATTTTTATTACTTCCCAACAGAATGTTTCACTGGGCGCAATCCATGGTGGTTGATCAACTTCGAAGCTAAACAAACTGCTTTCAAGCAAATGAAAAAACACTCCATCAGTACCGTACACATCATATATCTCACGTTCTGAAGGATCCATTGCTTCTCGCAATCCTGCTTGTTCTTCAAGCGTAAGTTTATTATCTTTAAAAAAATCGTGTGGGACTTTATAGCCATCTAATGCAAGGGCTTCCTCAACCCACTTAGGCTTAATCCAATCTTTATAATTAGCTAGAAGTTTCATTTATATTTCTCGATGGTTTGTAGTCAGTTATTTGTAACACAACTCTCGGTGTATGACCTATGTTGCATGCTCCATGCCATTCGCCAGCATAGTCAAATTCATATACATCACCTTGTTTGTAGTCAGTTATAACTTTATCACCTATGGTAAAAATATGCCCGGGCTGGTAATCGGTCCACGGCATCCAGTACTTGTGTATCTCTATTTCCGGCTTAGCTCTATCAACGTGGACTGGCATACGTTGTCCAGGATTCATTTTACTAAACCACCATGTTATGTGTTTGTCTTTATAATCTAAGAATGGTGGTGGATCTTTTAGTATATCAAAACTAACATCAAATTTTTCTAGCAATCTAAAATACACACCCCATATGTCGTATCCTGAATTTCTATACATGTTATATTCATCATCGACTGGAAAGTCTGGATCTAAATATGCAACGTGTGTTCTAGCATGTTTTACAACAGGATCAATTTCATCCATCTCTGACAGTTCTTTGACAAATTGCAAGTATTCTTCTTTAGTGTGTACTCGAGTTACATCTCCGCCTAGGTAGTCAAATAGTATTGGATTAAATCTTGCTTCATTTCTAAGACCGTGTTTAGGCATATCAAACCCCGGTTTGGACATGACTTCCTCAATCCACTCGGGTTTGATCCAGTCTTTAAAATTTCCAATGTATTTTATCATGCTATCCAACGTTTACCAAAACTTTCATCTTCTATATCATTACGTATTTGATTTTCATTTCCTAATTCAGAATATGTCTTGTACAGTTTTGTTTTTAATTTTTTAAAATCTGGAACAGAGTTGTTTACCAGCGCATCATAATACATTTCTGCAAGTATGTAATGATTGACCTCGCTAAGGTGATTGTTCCTTGGATCACCTCCTACACGCAACATCCAGTCTATGCTTTCATCTCTTGATTTATCAAATTCGTCAAGGCTAGCATCTAATAAGAATCCTTGGCTTAATGTCCAGTCTTCCGGCACTTCTAACGGGCCAATATCCCATCCTCTAGATAATACAGGCTTAGTAATTAAATGAGAGGTGTAGTGTGCCATCCCCCATATCCAGAGCTGTATTTGTTGTTGCAATATTTCTTCATCGTGAATATTTGTCACATGAAAGGCATACCCGTCTTTTTCTCTTTTGCTCAAGGAGTTCCAATAAGGACAATCTTTCCAAAACTCTGTCATTCCTGGTTTATTTTTATTAAGGAACGCTCTAACTAGCGTCGACGTTTGAAAGATAACATAATCATCTTTTTTAAATTGATCTTTCATTAAAAATGATTGATACATTAACCATCCAATAGAGCTACCACCTTCGGCTATGATTTTAACTTGTGCGTTTAATTTGTTGGAAAGAAGATTAGACCAAGCAACATGTTCGTCAGGGTCTCTACTAGTGCTAAAAGAATCTCCAAATATCCAAAGTGTTTTCATTTTATTTCTACGTCGGGTGTAAACCTTACAGCAAGTACTACCCTTGTGCTATCGCTATAGTTGTGTACTACGTGTGGGATATTTATTTGGACAATCGTTGGTCCTTTAATGAGTCTGGAATCTTTAAGATTTTTGGCACCAATCCATTTTGGCCTAATAACCTGCATTTCATCTGCTTTTAACGGTGAAGTTAAATCAGGGGGGTCTGTTCTTTCTTGATGTTCATAGTCACCATCATACCAGAGCATTTCAAAATTGTCGTAATTTTTAATTGGTATGTTTAATGACCATTTTGACGAACCTAGTCGAGGAGGGTAAAAACCATCTATATGCTCTTTGAGAGTATTGTTAGCACATAGGCCGCCAAGCGCGGCAAATTTTATTTTATGTTCTTTACCTGTGTAGTTACAGATATCTTCTAGTATGTTGTCTTCTAACCAGTCAAGTTCCTCATTACCTTGTTGAAAAATAATGAGCTCTTGACCGGTTATGTCGTCTGCAATGTATGACGAGTATCTTTGTTTTATCTTATCCCAGTTTTTTAAATTTAGAGAGTGATAAGACTTATTTGTACTCAACAACCGGAACCTCTTGCCTTGGGTTTGTTGGGAACACTATATCGTGGTCAGTTTGATGTAAGCGACGATTTACTTCGGGATCTTTAAATCCTACACCCATAATAAGTAATGGTTCACCTTCTAAGTTTAATGCTTCTTTTAATTCAGAATGTTTAAAGCTAATACAGCATCCTGTTTTATATCCCAATAAACTAGAAACTAAATTAAGGTATCCAGATGCGATTCCTAGTGCTGTTACTGTATCAAAGTCTTCTCCGCCATGTTCTACTGTTCTGCCATACGATGTATTAAAGATTCTTTTTTCTTTAAAATATTCTTCTGGGTTGAAATATTTTTCAAACACTACTACTAAATTAGCAAGTGTCTGTGGTTGGGTAGTATCTCCCATTTCGTAAAGATGATCATCTTCTCTAGGATGTGGATCAACCATTTTGCCCTTCTCGGTATTTTTGTAAGGAGCACCGTGTGTACAAGCGTGAACTTTCTCAATAGTTTCACGATCCTGAATCCAGTGTACTCTATAAAATGCTACATTCTGCAAACTTGGGGCTTGTGTAACTGAGGTCTTTAGTAACTCTAAATGTTCTTCGGGAATTTCTTTAGTTAAATCCCAATTACGCTGGCAATGCTGGCTTTTTATAATAGCTTTTTTAATATCTGTTTCAGTAAATGTTGTCATGTTCAACTCCTATCATGGTATTTATCAAAGTTTTTCTTGTAATTATTTGCTACTAGACTGCAAAAATCAGCTAGCCTACTACCGTATTTTCCATGCCCTATAACGTGTATACGTTGCTGATTGCTAAAATTTATCACGCTATGACGATTTCTAATATTAACAATAAACGCTTTCCCTTCTGCCCAAGGAACAGTTCCAAATCCTTCCAAAACCATGTGACAATTACTAGGGTGAATAACTGCTATGTTTAAGGGTGCGCCGTGCTCTAGTGCATCAACGTTGCCTGGGTTGTCACTGTGTGGCGCAATATATCCTCTAGGCTCTAACTCCATAAAGCGTATTCTACGATATTGCTCTACTGGAAAGTTGCGCCAGAAATTTGCAATAGTTGGCACTTTGTCTGCTAGTTCTGTCCAGTGATAATTTACTTGCGATTCATCAGTATAACCGTATGTATCGTAGCTACCTGTTTTATCTACATCTATCCCGTGTATGCAACAGCTATTCCATCCGGGGTGATCTAGACCTCGATGATCTACAAAATAGTCATTGGCTACTCGACAGTCTGCTTTCCAGGCCGGTAAGTCTAAATTTAAATCTAGTTCAATCCATCCTATTTTAGGATTGTGCATAGCCCAATAGGCTATTTCGTAATCAGTTGTAAGATTATATGGAATAGGCGGCAACTCCCAAATGAGATTTTTGTTGCGGTTATAAAAGTCTAATGTTTCTTGATCAATCATATGTATGCCACGGTGGAGTGTTGTCAAATCCTGTACTAGCTGTAACTGACTGATAGATAACAGCATCAGGTAAAACTTGTTTAATATTATCTATTAATTGTTTTTCTCGAATGGTCCTATAACCTAAACTATTAAAAAAAGCAGTGCCTTCGTATGCAAATACATTTGTCAAATTAATAAATGTTTCTTTGATGCTAGTATCGAGATATCTAGACAGCACTAGCTCATCGTGTAACAGATTTATTTTAGCAAATGAATATGTAACGTTATCTAACTGCGGAGCATGCGATTTCCAGTATTCTAATGCTTTGTCGCTGTAGTCATAAAATACTACACTAACAGGTTCTGTCTTATGAATTATTTCTGTCCATGCTGTGCCACTTGCGGGAGTAAACACTTGCAAAATATTTGTCAACTTGGGCAAAGCAGTATCTGTGCTTTCAGTGTGTATAAATTCATTTTGACAAAAGTCTTGTCGCTTATATGCCCAGGGCAAATGTTTGTAAAACTCTTGTAAATTTTCTGGATAAAAATGTTTCTTAGAATTTCTAATAGGCGTATCAAATACTATTACAGGCAAGTTGTTTTCAAATGCTGTTCGTAATATGTTCCAGCCATGACAGCAATGCTGATACAATTTTTCTTTAGTACCAGGTTTGACCCAGAATGGAGTGTGTGCATCATGGAATGTTTCTTGACTACGCAACGGTTCGAATTCAGTATGTTGTCTACCGGGCTCAAATTTACCAATAGTAGGATATCCCAATGTTGCATACATTTTTAAATTGATTGCGTAGCACTGGTGATGCAGTTCGTAATAGGCATCGGCTCTGTCTAGTACATGGCCTGCAATGAAAAAGTCAGCCAGTGCTTTTACTTGTATTTGATCAAAGAAATCATCACCATTGATAAATTCAGTTCCTGTGCTAAACACTATGGCAAGTTTATATCCCAAATCTGCCACTTGTTTTAACACGCGGTCTTCATTTGTTTCCCAAAATACCTTGTAGCCTTTTGACACTATGTTAGTGACAGTATAGTCGGCCTGGTTGATCATTAATGACTTAACCCAATTTGACGAGTAAGTATTAGTGTTGTCTATAATGCAGTAGGCAATATCTTGTTTTTGTAAATACATGGTATATTTAACCACCCTGCACACATGTACAAATATAATGAGATTCGTCAAATACACCTAGAGATATCAACTCTATGCCAAGCATCATGCCCAATGTGTGCTAGGAATAACCACGGCGGATTGACTAATCCAAATTTGATAGAACGAAATATGGATTTAGAGTTTTATAAGAATACTATGATTCCTAGTCTACTAGCACAATTAGGTAGTATCTCTATGTGTGGCAATTTTGGTGATCCAATTATGAACAATGATTTGATCCCCATGCTCAGATACACTGTGGCAGAGAATCCCAAAATTGACATTCACATACATACCAATGCCAGTGCTAGGACAGTCAAGTGGTGGCAAGAGCTTGCTCAGGTATTGCCAAAGAATCATTTGGTATTGTTTGGGATCGATGGACTAGCAGATACACACAGTTTATATCGTGTGGGTACAGACTTTGATATGATCATACGCAATGCTCAAGCATTTATCGAGGCAGGCGGAAGAGCACGTTGGAACTTTATTACATTCCAACATAACGAGCATCAATTAGAAACTTGCAGACAAATGGCTAACGATTTGGGATTTGAAAGTTTTCACGAAAAGCAAACTAGTAGATTTATTGGTAGCAAAGAATTTAAAGTATTTGGTAAGGATGGCACGGTAACGCATACTCTATTGCCGCCTGGAGAGCAAAAGATCGCCTTTATTGATCGCAAGACCGTAGAAAACTATAGAGAAGTTATCAAGACTGCCACTATCAGTTGTCAAGTAGAAGATGAACGCAGTATATACATAGATGCACAAGGGCACCTATGGCCTTGTTGTTTCCTAGCCAGTGTGCCGTATCAATACGCCACTCCGGACAAGTTAGTGTATAATTTTATGAACGACAGTACAGCTTCACTGTTGACGGCAATTACAGAGTTTGGCGGGATAGATGGGCTGGATCTACGAATCCATACTATGCAAGAAATTGTCGATAGTGAAACATGGCAAACTATGTGGAACAAAAGATTTGAAGACAAATCTATCCTAATGTGCGCTAGGGTATGTGGTAAATTTCCAGAAGTAGAAGTCAGCCAGTGCAGAGATCAATTTTTAGAACTTAGAGAGTTTAATGAATAACATATATTGGCTACAACCTGAACATACACGTATCGGAGCAGGTCAACAACTTATAAAACAAAAAACAGGTAGCTATAGTTTTTGTGCATTGCCCTGGATACATGTAGCTACCCGACCGAATGGTGATGCTAGATTATGCTGTGTAACTAATGCCAGTGGAGCGTCAACAGGTGATCACGAAGTGGGACTAGTTAAGAAAGAAGATGGCAAACCTGCAAACTTTGGACGTGAAACACCATTAGAGGCATTCAATAATCAATACATGCGCAGTGTAAGGTTAACCATGTTAGAAGGCAAGATACCTGCCAGCTGTACAAAGTGCTTTGAAGAAGAGTCCAACGGTGTTGTAAGCAAACGCTTATGGGAAATGTACGAGTGGAATCATGACGGCCTTGATTTTAATAAACTTGTAGCTGACACCGATGCTACTGGAGCTGTGCCTCCTATTATCCGATATCTAGACTTGAGACTTGGACACACTTGCAATTTAAAATGTGTCATGTGCAGTCCACATGACAGCAGTCGATGGTTACAAGATTATGATAAACTAGTTGCCAAAACAAAAAGTACTATTGTGTTGAAGCAGGTAGGTTTTGACAAAGAGGAATTCAATAACACGTGGTACGAAAAGCCAGAGTTTTGGGACGATGTTTTTGAACAGATTCCTAACATAACACAATTATACTTTGCCGGTGGCGAGCCTTTGATGATAAAAGAGCATCGTAGATTTTTAGATGAAATTATCAAGCGCGGCTATGCTAAGAACATTAGTTTACGATACAACAGCAATGGTATATTTGTCAACGAAGATATTATTGCAGTATGGGCTCAGTTCAAGCAAGTACGTTATGCTTTTAGTATAGATGCAGTTATGGAACGCAACAATTACATTCGATATCCTACCGACTGGGCCGACATTGAACGTAGTTTATGGTTAATGGACAATGCCCCTGATACCATACACTGTGCTATTGCATGTGCAGTACAGGTGTTTAATGTAAAACACATCATCGATTTTGCTAAATGGAAATTATCACAAGGCTTTAAGAAAATTAATAAGTTTAAACTAGACGACTATGAAACCGGCGGTGGCATTATCAACCTACACTTGTTGTATATTCCAACATTTCTAAGTGCTAGGATATTGCCACAGTCAGACAAAGATGAAATCGTGCAACAGTTTGCAGACTTTAAACAATGGCTTTGGGACAACTACCGACAGGACGACAACTTCTGGAAAGATAATCCTTACGGATGGAAACGCTGGGAAGCTATTTTAAAATTTATACAAGCAGAAGACCATACACACTTGCTGCCAGATTTCAAAGAATATGTTGTTAACTTGGATGCTATTCGCAAGTTAACGGCTAAGAAAGTATTTCCTGAGTTGGAACACCTACTATGATACCTATTAAAGTTATTTCTACACAAGAAACAAACTTAGTAAAGGTTGTATTCTTCCCTACAGATATCTGTAATTTTAATTGTAGCTATTGTTTTCCAGGATCGCATGATGAACGTTATCGATACCCAAAAAATGTAGATTTAGTAATTAAAAATTTTAAAAAATTATTTGATGCATATACAAAGAAGCTCAATAAACAGAAATTTCATCTTACTATAGCGGGCGGTGGCGAGCCCACTATGTGGCCACACATAGAACAATTTTGCAAAGAACTTAAAGAAAGTCACGATGTTTATATTACTATTGTTACAAACGCATCGAGAACTTTAAGATGGTGGAATGATAATTCTGCGTATTTTGATGATGCAGTTCTTAGTTGTCATAGCGAGTATGTGGATATTGATCATCATATTGCTGTGGGTGATTTATTATTTGAAGCAGGTTTGAAAGTAACTGCGTTAATGCTGATGGATGCCAAACAATGGGACAAATGTATTAGTTATGTTGATCGAATGATGACTAGTAAACATCCTTGGTACATACAAACTAAAGAAATTATCGATGCTCCAGGACACGGTATAGATGTATATACTCCAGAACAGTTTGATTATGTTAATAACAGCCTTAAACGCATACCGGACAGTACTTGGATATTTAAAAGAATAAATGAAATTAAATTTCACGAAAGTGTTGTTTTATTTAATGATGATACTGCGGTAACTGCTCGTCCACATACACTAATAACTAATGGATGGAATAAATTTAAAGACTGGAAATGTAATGTTGGTTACGAATCTATTAGTATAAATGCGTCCGGAGATTTACTAGCAGGATCTTGCCAATTAAACGCATTTGGTGGCAAAACTTTAAATCTTTTTAGTGAAGGGTTTGATGCAGATGTTACCCCAGAGCAAATCATTTGTCCATTAAATTATTGTAGTTGTCAATCGGATACTCATATTACTAAATCTAAAGTCTTGTAATTAACGAATGATTAACGTTCCATTGTCTTGCATGGTTCTGTGCTTCAATACTTAACGAATTGCCAGGCCATACATTATTTAAAAATTCCAATGCTTCTAAAGGAGTGGGATGGTTATCATTGTTTGGTGCTACACGATTTTTAACATACTCAAAAGTCCATCTACCTTCAAGCGATTTGTTAATATTTAAAAATAAATCCTTATAAGTTTCTATAACATCTGCATTATCAAGGTATGGATCAATATCACTGCCGGTGCATAGTTTATCAAATGCCTTAATCCAATATTCTCTTCCAATCTCTTCAGTAATAGAATCTAAGTCAACTCCATCTAATACTGCTTTAGTATCATCGATGTTTGTTAACGGGTTCAGACAAAACTGTTCCCAACTAGCTTTTTGTATTGTACTTTGTGCTCCTGCTATGTAACCGAGATCTCTAATTAGAAAGCCGCGCAAATCTGTACCAAAGTTTTTAACCCATTTTTTACCGTAAGTTTTTTCTTGTGATAAATTTGTGTCACTCAGCCATTTGTTATTAGAGTATCGATCTTCTCGCTCTTTACAACTCCACATTACTATCACTAAGTCATTGTTATTAAATTTATATCGTGCATCGGCTTCCATAATGCTATTAAATATATAATGATTGCCAGCACCGGGTGTAGCCCAATTTTGATAAACAGGCACATCTTGGCCTATAATATCTGCCCAAGTTGGCCATGAATATTTCGTAAAACTACAACCAAAGGCAAAGAACCTTTTGTACTTAGAAGGATTAAGATTTGTTAGACGCATATTTTGTAAGTGGAATGTCTGCCGCACAGGTACAGAAGTTACGATCACAAACTACAGGTTGACTAGGCACAACAAAACTACCATCATAAATATTGCCCAAACTACCGCCAACTCTACAAGTGGCTCTGTGTACATCGCCATCCCAATTTATCATTAGACTTTCTATACCTGCGTTACAAGTCCAATCTTTGTACTTGTTTAGATGCAGTTTAATAACATCGTTGGCATGCATCTTTTTAGTATCATCAATGATACAATTACCTTCTACAGTGGTCTCGTATTCTTTGACCCATGCTAGGTCGTCCGCTCCATACCGCATATCGTCAAACAGATCATGATCACCTTGTGTCCAACGTACTCTACGGACAGCGTGTGGAACAGCACTTGCGGCCAATGCACCTGCAATATATCTAGTGCGCTTCATATGATCCTGATGCGCCATGACATGTACCATTACTTTTCCTGCAAAGTATTCGTTAACATTTACGATTGTATTTAAAACTCGTCGGACATCGTACTCCATGTGTACACTAAACACAATCTGATCTGCACGTAGATTAGCATACCAATCATCTTTGCGTGTGCCATTGGTAGTAACGCTCACCCAACTTACGCCTTGATTCTTACAGTAGTTCACCAACTCTTCGAACTTGGGATGCACAGTAGGCTCGCCTCCTGTAAAACTAATACGAATAGGTTTTCCTAGTTTCATTAATTGATCCACAGAACTCTTAAGTATTTCTATGTCAGTATGCTGACTGGAGTTGTCGTGTATCTCACTCGGGCAATAACTGCAATCGTAGTTGCAACGTTTTCCAAGATTCCATTCAATCTTGACAGAGTTCTGATGAGGCCAGCGACTAGTTACCTTAAGCATAATCTATAAAATCCGGTATAACATCAAAGAAACTTTGATTGCGTGTTTTATCCAATGCTTGATTAAATGCTATGCAATCTTGCCATCGGTCGCTATGATCATTTGCCCACATATAATTAATAACACCGTCTATCTGTTTTAGAGTAAGATCTAATAACATAGGATGTTGTTTTACCAATTTGTAATCTTGTACATAGAGTTTAGCAAAATTTAAATTAATAGTAGCTTGTTCTTTGAGATGAGCAGGTAGTACCTGTGTTGACAGCACCGTGGGATGATTAACCATATTGGTATAAAATACAATTCCTAAATCATCTAAAAAGTATTTCAGCATTTTATCGAGATGCATAATATTACCAACTTGTACAGCTACAGCGCCGACTACTCTACTCACATTTGGAATAGTTTGTATTTCTTTTATATTTGTAACAATCTGATTCCAATCACCGTTGCCGCGAATGTAATTGTAAACATTGTCAATGCCGTCAATGCTGACGTTAACGGCAACACTTCTAAAATGAGGCCAATAGTCATGTATATTCCTTCCACCTTTGATTCCCAATGTTGTGCCATTGGTAGCATACTTGATTTCAATTTGATGCCCGTATGGCTTGAGCATGTCCAATATACGATAATGCTGTGGATCCATTAAAGGCTCGCCGCCGGCAAACTCAACACGTCTAAAATATGGCAAATTCTTTTCTAAACTTGTCCACCAGTCTTTATTATCTTTGAACTTGTCGAGTAATGGCTTGCGTTCTAAGTCGTGTTCTTCAACCATGTTAAAAATAACTTGACCTTCACCTTGATAGTACTTTTTTACTACATCCCAATCGTTCCAACTAGTGCTGTCTCCTGGGTGACACATGCGGCATTTGAGGTTACACAGATTGTTTAACTTTAGTTCCATCGTAGGAATTTCAAAAGGCATAGTGTAATCGTCTTTTAACGCATTTAACGCATTGGGGTACAAGTTGACCCGTGCTTCGGGGATTACACCGCTTATATGACGTTCTCGCAAGGATTCGACGCCCTGATCTTCTAGTCTAAAACATGGCTCGCACTCTGGCGGACGTATGTTAGTAAGCACTGACTTACGTATACGTTTCATTGTGTCATTGTTCCAAATTTCTTCCAAACTGTTCTGCTGTATAAAACCAACAGGGTGGCTACGACAGCAAGCCTGTATGGCGCCGTCTTCTCTAGTAGCCAATCCTGTAAAAGGGTGCATACAAAATGTTTTACTTGCTTTGTTCAATTGCCCAGGTCCTTTCTTTACACCAGAAACATTCGCCACATATGGGAACGTATTGCCCGGCTTTGTAATTTGTGTAATTTATATCTTCAAACTCACCCTCGCAACTGCGTGTAATGTCAAACAAATCCATAATGCCTAACTCTTTGTATTTGTTTACAACCCATGATTTGTCTACAAATCGAAACGGATGGCATGCAACTCTTCCCATGTGAATCATGTATTCCAAATGTTCATTATCGTTGGTACGTTCAATGTCGCGTTCTAGCATGCCATTGAACTGTGCTAGACGAGGATTACGTGTAACACCATTATAGTATGCATCTACGTCGTTAGTGTGACAAACAAATTCTGCGTAAGCACGTTGTTGTATATTATCACCGCTGACCTTTTTGCCATACTCGTCAGTTAGATTAGGGCCTATATTTCCGTACTCGATGTCTGGTGCTATAAAATTAATATGTCTTACAAATCTAATATTTGGAAATCTTGTTAACAGCCAAGTATATACATTAAAACTATCATAGCTTTGCCATGGACGAGTCTTCCACATTCGGTTGTGAGAAATTATATGTACAGTTTGATCTGTTACTAACGAACATATTAGGTATGCTAATAGCGCAGAGTCTGCCCCCCCACTTACACTGATAGCAACATTTTTCCAGTCGTCGCGCAAATGAATACGCACACTGTCTATATCATGAAATGTTTGCATTTTCTAAATACCTTATCAATGGGCTAACACCAACCGGTTGTCCGTTGCGTAGTGCTAGGTATATACTTCTAGTCGGTTTGAGTACAAAGTCATGACATATTTTATAGTATCTATCGCTGTGGGTGTTCCATAAGTAATCCGGTTCTAGATTCCGTAAAAAATGTAGTCCGATCATAGCAGGAGCCCGAAGATTCATATTGAAGTCATTTTGTATTGTAACAGCATCAGCATCCTTACTCTTAGTCCAACGTAAGCCAATTCTGTTCCATCCCAGTCCCAGTCCTTTGCTCAAACTTATAGCAACTGACTTAATAGATGGATGTGATAAATCAAAGTCAATTCCGCGGCAGCAAGTAAGCCAAGCACCGTCCACATGTACACCAATTCCCTTGTCTTGCGCTTCATCTAATATCTCCTTCATCTTTGGGTGAGTGTCACCTGTACTAGGAAATGGCCAAGCAATTACTAATTGCTTTTCTTCACTTAGGAATCCAGGATGTATATAACAATTACCTAGTCTAGCATGATATCTATAGTCACCGGCTAAGACTTGTACAGGTCCGTTCATATATGCTGTGTCTATAAACTGTGTACAACCGTTTATAATATCTACACGATTAAAATCATCTAATCCTGTAACTGTATTAATTTTAGACTGTAATAACCACCTGGTCATTTCCTTTTTATAATCTATATATACTTGATCTGTAATATCCTTAAATACTCCACCCTTAACAACTTGTGCAGTTAATGCTTCGATATGATTATCTATCAACGGCTGTGGCCGCTCGGACTCTAGCCATTTTTCGTCATAGGATTCTGCGATGCGTATACGTTCCATGTTTTATTTACACTATAATAGTAGCACATAAATATTTCATGCTTACTCAAACAGATTATACAGTAGATTCAAAGTTATTTCAAGAGGCTTGTAGTTCGTTGCCCACTGGTGGTATGAAAACTACGATTAACCAGTCAACAGGTGATTTCTTCTACGACTCGTGGGTATTAAAGGATGAGTACAAAGATACAGTTTGGCAAACTTTGTATGACTCGTTGCCAGTACCGAAGGGCGAAGCGAGGATTATTATTTTGGATCCTAATCAATGCTATCAAACACATGCAGATATAGATGATAGATATCATCTTAATATATTGGGCGAGCAATGTTACTTGATCGACCTAGTGACACCACAACTACACAAATTAGTACAAGACGGAATATGGTACGACATGGATGCAGGAGTTTTACATACTGCTACTAACTTTGGTCGTCGTGCTAGAGTACAGTTGGTAGTTAGACAGTTACTAAAAAGGAATAAATTGACAGATCCAGTCAGCGTGGCTTTAGCTTCAACTGTGGCAAATGCCGACGATGCTAGATTTATTTTTGATAACACTATAAGCACCTGGCTTAACAAAGCAAATAAACTAGGATTTATAAACAAATTTTCATACGGCAATGTGACAATAAATTTTAATATAGAAAAAGACAAGTTAAATTCGTTGAAATGCATCTTACCTAATGAGTTTAAAATAATATGAAAAAATATGTAGCTACGCTCACTGGGGCTTTGTGTGAAAGTCTAATCGCTGAAATAAAAACACGCAAAGTTGAACCCAGTCACGGTCACATGACACTGGAAGAATCTAATCCTTACTACAATGAGTATATTAGTCAAACCGCCGCACTGACCTCTGCAGGATATAATGAACATACAGTGGAATATCGACATTACCAATCTGGTTTGCATTTCCATAAAAACTATGAACTTGCCATCAGTATGTCTGTTAATGCCAACCCTTTGATGTGTTGGGTCAGTGAGCTACGTCCTGGTAAATGTACACCATGGCATTGGGATATCAATCCATGGGAAGAAGAGCACAAGCAGTTAGGCGAACTAGTGAGATTTTTTTGTTTCTTAAGTAAACCTGCGCCGGGACATGTATTCGTTACCGAACAGGATGCTTATTATAATGAACCGCAGGGAATCATCTATCAGTACAACCACATACACAGCTGGCATGCTGGAACTAATATAGGACTAGTTCCCAAATACTTGCTAACCTTTACTGGCTATCGTTAATTTAAATTCTTCTGTAAATTTTCCGTCAATACGTAAACCGTAACTTTGCTCCATAATAGGATTACCACCATGCCAGTCTTGGTCATTCCACCATGCGGCACGACTATTAATATATGTGTGATTACGTGTTTCGGGATCCCACAGGTAAAAAGGTTTCTTTGTGTTAGGGCGTATGTGTATGAATTCATTTACATTATCGGTATACCCTTGTTGTAATCCTTTTTCGCCATCTAGATCTCTATGTTCAAACGGAATACCACCGGCTTCGCAGTGAAAGAAAATAACTCTGCCAATGCTTTCAAAAATACGATGTTCGATCATATCCTCAATCCATTTGACTACTCCCGGAAAATATTCAGCTTCGGGTGTGAGTTTGCGCGGTGAGTCACGATCGTCCCAACTACCTTGTTCCCATAGGAAATAATAGATGTAAGGATCGTATGCGCCCATAGCCATCTTGATATATCGCGTAAATCTATTGCGTATTGTAAAATCTTGGAAATCTCTGTACAAGTCAATGCCGCCTTGTTTAATCGGATTGTCATCCGGCAATGCCAAAAATTCTTCAATTGCTTTATAGATAGGTTTCCAATTTGGAATGTAACTCATATCCTCTATTTTAAAAGCAGGTTTCATCCAAGTGCCTTCTTTAGCATATTCACGTGCATCTGCAAAGCCTCTTAGTATTTCAGGTTGCAAACGATCAAATGCACACATATCAATATATGGAGACATGTCTATATACGGCTGTCCATTAATTCCTTTAATCATATATTGCTTTGGCCTTTGCTATAAAGTCATCTGGATAATTTGTTCTAAAACTTTCAAAACATAACTGCTGTAATTTATCTAGCGGTTGTGGAGCATCCCAGTCTAACCCCATCGCGTCAACTTGTTTTCGCATAATATCTTGTCTTGCACTGTATATATGACTTGCATGATCTGCGATGCTAATAGGGCCTTCATTGCTACTGTATGTAAAAAAATAATTTATACTTTTTAATTTACCGTCTACAATAAAGTAACTGCTAGGATGTAAACTAAATTTATACCAACCTCTGTCTTTGTGTGCTTGAAGTATTGCTAACATTTGCTCTTGCCAGTCAGGCAATACGTTGTCATAATTTTCAACGCTACATTTTGCTTGATTCCAAAAATCCTCGCCATTGATAGCCAAATATATTTTACGCTCTGGAACATTAACTTCTATAATCTTTGGAACCATATGTGGATTGCGCCAAGCCATGTTGCTCAAAAAATGTAATTCTCTATGAAACTTTTCTTCCATCAGTTTAGGATCAACAACTTCATTTTGTCCTTGATGATAATCCGTATCATTATAGTACCATTGTACAAACACCTTTTTCTTTTTATCTATAAGACTAGTATAAATTAAATTATTCCTGCTAGGCTCTTCACCGGGTACATGATTATAATAATATTCAAACTCCATATATCACCTTGTCTTTAAATTTTTCTATACTGCGTTTTAATAAAGCTTCGTGCTTTTCTTTATTCATTATACCAACAGTACTTAACAATATTTTAGTTCTACTGGTAGGGTCTGCGGCATGTTCAACGTCTGTATTGTTGAACGCAAAGCATCGATATTTAGGATCTATTTGCGGCCAAATCTTTTTACCTTTGTGTAGAAGATGAAATGTGTTATATGCAGGATCAGTTATATAGATAATATAGCGGCGAGGCTCGGTCATATCATAGGTAGCATCTTGGTGTGGAGGGATAGTGCCTATTTGCATAATAAATCCGCTAGTGCCTATTTGATCGAACGGCAATTCTCGAACGCACTTTGCCAGCCCTGGAAACTTTTCTTCAAATCCAGGATAAAAGAATATGCCAGGATTGTCAATTGGCTTGCGTTCTTCAGCCCAATCTAACCATGCACGATATGATCGCCAATCCTTGGGTTCTTCGCGCAATGCTACATAACACCATTCGTGTCGGCCTTCTTTATATTCCCAATAGTCGTTGTCGGTTATTTTATTAGCATGAAACCAGTCAATTACATCTTGTTCATTAGGTACATCAAATTCTATATCTATAGGAGTATATATTACAGTCATGATATTTCGCCAGTAATGTTTAGTAACTTGGGCAAGTCATCTCTTTTAAATCTAAACACTAGTCCTATTCTATCTGTAGTATCATAGTTTTCTGTTTCGTGAGGAATAATAGTATCTACTAGATAAACAGTGCCGTCGGCATCCATATTAAATAATCGTTGAGATTCGTCTGTATCCCAAAATTTAAAAACTGCGGCAGGTGCCTCGTATATTGGAATGTGTGCAGTGTATTCATCACCCTGATCAGTAT